CGATGAGGAGAACAAGATCGGTCCTGCAGCTGCCAACGAGTCGCGCGCACTTGCCCATGCTGTTCTCACGAATCTGTCCCCTCCTCCTCAACTTACCGAAGATGAACAGCGGATGAATCGTGGAGCTGATGAACGTCTTGCAGTCAAGCCCGGTGTCAATCCTCTCTTCAAGGATAGGGAATCGCGGTCGCGAAGTGCATCCCCATCGCGATCGCCTTCTCCCGCTCCAGACCAGGCTTCAGCTCCGGCTCAAGTACAGACACGTGGACGCAGGCTTGATCGCACAATCGCTACGGAGTCAATGGAAAGGGGAGCACTTGATCGTCTGTCTCCTCCTCGCACACAGGAAAATCCAATGCGAACGCGCTCGCCCTCACCGGCTCCAGCCACTGTAACGGTTGATACGGGGGTGATTGTTCCGCCTGCTCCGCCTGCAGCAGTGCCAGACTGTTTGAAGATCAAAGGAACGGTGGATGATAAGTTCAACGAGAACATTCACACTGCCATCAAGTCATTCGTTCAAGAAAAGGCACCAAGCTACCTGACACCGGAAGGCGAAAAGGCGGGACTGAACAGTGCAAATCTCAACACCTACCTTGACAAGATAAGAAGTTCAAAGAACGGAAAGGGGTATACGCTCCTTCTTCCTACGCAGGAGGGCAAGAAGATCGAGACAGTTCCGAATAGCGGACAATTTTTCACAGCATGGACGGTCCCAGACGCATGCTCGAGTAAGGGGTCGGATGTTATTAAAGTTAATCTTACGGCCGGAAGCGATGCCCAGCGTCCCACCGGAAACGCCTTCGTACACGAAGAGGATAAGAAGGTTGGTGGTGCCGCAATTACTGAGTGGGCGCACTTTGAGTTTGAACTGGAGTATGTGTAAACAGAATGTAGCATGTCACATATCCGTAGCCAATGATCTTGAACCACGTCATATACGGAGGAAACTCCAAAAGAATCAGAGTTGATAGGACGACGGCAATCATGTAGACTGCATCGACCACCAGTACCCACCCTGCACCTTTCATGGTAGAATACTGCAGCATAAGATCCATGATGGAGTTACGTCCAGCCGGGACCATCGGAACCACCACCTGACTGAAAAAGATATCGTGAGTCATCTGAACGGTCACAACAATCATGAGGAACGCTACCAGATTGAACGGTCCGCCAATCGCGGACGCTATAATCTGCGCAAGAACTACGCCAATCACCATCGAGAGTACGTCGGCAACGTACGCGATTCCCCCAAACTTGTCGTACCATTTGTTGATAGGTCCGTCGGGTTCGGCCGTGTACCTCCAAACAAAGAGACCCAGCGTATCCACCGCCATTGCCGATGCGACGATCGCAAGAAGGATACGGGCATCCCAAAATTTACGAATATCCCTCATTGTATAGGATAGAGAAGAGACATGTTCGTCGTTCTAGTAGGAGGATACGTGAACCAGCGCGACGAGTTTTATAAGGACGTTCTCGAACTTGGAGATGAGGACATTGTATGGGTCAACGATAACCGAATGTTCTACTATATTGCCGACCTTTTTGTGAACTTTGGAGGACTTACGAATATTCCGAAGGGCAAGCTTACCATCACGTGGAGCGGCGACAATCGGGAAACCATTCAGCGTATCTATAAAACTCTCGGTCTAGAATAATGTTTGACATCCTCTGGATCTTCGGCGGGTTTCTCGTCGGCATGATTGTCACCACCATCTTCGTTCCGCCGCGTACATCTAAGAAAATGGTCCCCGATATCAAGAACCCAGATATGATCCTTCGTAATCCCAAGCTTGAGAATGGATGTTTCCGTGCGGCCGCCTACGAGGTTCAGTGCACCGATGGTATTGATTTTCTAAATCAGTAATGTAATAGTATGGAGATCAGCAAGGTCCTGAAAAAACCCGAAGCCAATTACTTCTTTTCATTTGTGATCGGTCTGGGGATTGCGGTTCTAATGTTCCACCGCCCGCAGACGGAAATCGATGTGTGCGCGATCCCAGTTGATGAACTAAAAAAGATGATTACCAGAGTGGATGGAAAGTGTTATCGTTATAAAGTGGAGGATGCGTCGTGTCCCGACGCGAGACTTTCACTCTAATAGATACAAACAAATGGACGCCACCCCTCTAGACCAGCTGATGCCACCGGGAGGTTCGCAGCAGCCGGCGATGGCACTGCCGTCCGCAACAACGTACCCGCAGATGATTACTCCTGGAACATCTGCGGCTATTTATACCCCTCCTCCGCCTACCCAGACCGCCCCGATGCACCCCCATGCCGCCAAGACGGTCCTCAAGAGCATTATGACCTATGTGTCGGTCTTTGGCGCAGTCTTCTTGGTCTCGCTGACACAGGTCCAGTCCCTAGTTCTCCGTTACATTCCGAACTCCTATGCGGGCTCGGGCGTGGTGTCCCTGACAGGCGCCGCAGTTCTGGGTGCTCTCGGAGTTGTTCTAGTTTACATTCTCCAGACTCTCCTGCAGCCGCTGGTGTAGTAAAATTCATATTCGCAAATCTCGCAATGCTATATAATGTCAGAGGTGGAGGCATTGCTGGCTCCATACCGAAACCGGTCTCGAGGACCCGTTTACGATCCAATTGCAACTGTGTTTGATCGTATTCTTCTTGGTCCTGGCCTCCACATGACTCCCCGCTTTATGGCAATTTATTCCGTGACCCACATTGTCAACTGTGCGGAAGAAGGGGCCTGTCCGCTCTGGGCTCGGTCATTTCTTAAGGACCGGTATTCGTGTATGAACGCACAAGATACGTTGGAAACCGATATTATCCGTGATTTCTATCCGAAGTTCGAAGAAACGATGGATAGGTACCTTCGCGATCCGCGCTGTCGAAAAGTGTACGTTCACTGCCAAGCCGGAATGAACCGGTCGGCAGCTCTGGCGATCGCCTACGTTCATCGTCGCTTCGGGATCCCGATGATGAAACTGATTGAATCAACCGTTCGTCAGCGGCCGTGCATTCTCACCAATACCTCTTTCCAGCGTCAACTGCTAGAATTTGCGTCTCATCCGAAGAAATAAGAGATGTGGGCCAGCGTTAAAAATTCAATCGTTTCTGCCAATGACGATCCTATTGGTGCCGTCAACGCGGGGATGGATAAGGTTTTGGGTCCATCGTTCGATTATCTCCAGACAATCAAGTCCCCACACGATAAAGGCGTATCGTCCGACGGCTCCTTTGATCAGGTATCGACCAATATTGGCGCCGTTTCTGGATATGTCAATAACCTTATTGTAGGACCCAAAGTTGGAAATCAGTTTTTTACCGATACAGGTGGGTACTGCAAGGGTCCTGGTGGCCGCGTAGTGTCTCGGTATACGTATACGAACAACCAACTCGGTGGAGATGATGCTGCTGGAATACTGGGTGCAAGTTTTCAGAAGGCGGTTCAGGGATCGGGGTTTGACGGTATTATTCCAGGTATTGGCGGAGACCTCGCATCGATGAACCCCCTGAAAATTGTGAATGGTTTGGTTCTTGACGGTATTCCTCCGTGCCAAGCATTTACTTGCCCTATCACCGATCCTCATACAGGCGATCCGCTGGGTAAAGATACGCGGTTCCTAAGCCCGTCACTCGAGAACAATTTGACCCCGTGCGAGAAAGCAGCAGATCAGGCCAAGTACGAAAAGGCTGCTCCTATGAATCCTGTCCCCAAAATGAAAATCATGCCGGAATTCTTTGCAGACTATGAGCCGGATAACAGGAATCTTCAGTTTGTTAAGGTTGAGTACACTGATCCGATGGCGTATGTTCTGTGGGGGGTCGCCCTAGCATGCGTTGTTGGGTACATTGTTTCGAAATAATGGCTTACAGAGGGACGTCCCAGAGTCATAATAGATAAATATGTCTTCCGACGTATTCAAGGTGAAGAAGTCGAGGGAAGGAGGAGGAGGAAAGAATAGAGATCAGATTGGAACCCTCGATTCCCTACATGAACGGCACATTGACGATCTGCAACAGAGGTCATCAAGCGATGCGATTTCTACGCTGGATTCCCAGATATCCCAGATTAAGAATGATCTGTCGGGTGCGTTTGATCCTTTCGCGTTTGACGATGTGATGCGAACGACCCGGCTTCAGAAAGAGCTTGAGATACTTGAAGACGAGCGGGCACGGGCGGCGGATAAGTACGATATTCAGAAGTATTATCTTGACAGCGGGGATATCATGCTGGATTACTATGCGCCCATCCAGAAGAAGACCGTGTCAAAAATTGATATGGGTGGAATGGCACAGGGAACCTTTGACAAGCTGTTTTCGGTGACAGAGACAGCGGTGGGCCCGTCCAAGAAGAAGATGTTCGATGAGTACATGTCCCGTCGTGGACTTTCGAACGGTCTCAATATCGCCGAGAATGCCGACAATATTAAGAAGATGTCGGAACACTGCGCCACGTGCAACATTCCTCGCGAAGAGATTACGTCGGAAGGTATTCTCGTTTGCCCGAAGTGCGGTTCAGAAGAGTATGCTCTCGTCGTCTCCGATTTCCCGAGTTTCCGTGATCCCCCGAAGGAGCGGAACAATTATGCGTACAAGAAGCAGAACCATCTGAACGAGATTCTGAACCAATTCCAGGCGAAGGAGAGCACGGAGATCCCCGACGACGTGATGAACGAAGTGATCTGTGAGATCAAGAAGCGGCGTATCGACAATATTGCCGTTCTCACCGAACAGAATATTCGCGAGATTCTCAAGAAGTTGGGTCGGAATCGCTACTACGAACACGCAGCCCATATCCTCTCGCGCCTGAACGGCAATCCTCCGCCAACAATTACGCCGGAGATCGAGGACAAGATTCGGGCGATGTTTCAGGAAGTGCAGGCACCGTACCTCCTCTACTGCCCCGACGAACGTCGGAACTTCCTGTCGTATTCGTATATCATTTACAAGTTCTTGGAGCTGCTGGAGCTGGACGAGTATAAGGTCCACTTCCCGCTTCTCAAGTCTCGTGATCGGCTTATTCAGCACGATACGATCTGGAAGAAGATTTGTGAGTATCTACAGTGGGAATTCATTCAGAGCATTTAAGGACTGCTTCGTTTAACAACTAATGACCTTTCTAATTACGGGCGGGTGTGGGTTTATCGCATCTGCGTTTTGCCGCAGGTTGAAATCCCTCTATCCCGATGCAACAATCGTGAATGTAGATAAACTGTACCCGTGTTCTACGGTTTCAGCTGATCTTACGACAACAACGGACAAGTATATTTTTGTTCACGCCGATATATGTGATACAAATGTACTTCAAGAGCTTCTTGAAAAGTATCACATCACAACCGTTGTTCACTTCGCAGCTCAGTCTCATGTCGATACATCGTTTACCGCCCCTCTCCTGTACACGACAGATAACGTCTTTGGAACCCATTCACTGCTGGAAGCTATTCGTAAGTATGGTAAGATTCAACGATTTGTCCACATAAGTACGGATGAAGTATACGGAGAGAACAAGGATTCTATTTTTGACGAGAACTCCCTGCTGAAACCTACAAATCCGTACGCGGCATCAAAGGCCGCCGCTGAAATGTTTGTCCATTCGTACATGCATTCGTATGGTATCCCCTTCATCATTGTTCGGTCAAATAATGTATATGGTCCGGGTCAATTTAACGAAAAGGTGGTTCCCAAGTTCATCCTCAAACTGCTGAATAACGAGCCGCTCACGATTCAGGGATCGGGTAATCAGCTGCGGTCTTTTTTATTCGTAGAGGACGCGGTATCCGCAATTCAGTGTATTATGGAGAACGGAAAGCCGGGCGACATCTACAATATTAGCTCAAAGGACGAAATAAGTATTCGGCAGCTCGCCACGTTCTTGTTAAACGAATTAAAGCCCGGAGAAAGCGTTGAATCGTTTTCAGTGAATATCGAAGATCGTAACTTTAACGACAAGCGGTACTGGATTGATTCGAAGGCGCTTGATGATCTTGGCTGGAAGCAGCAGTATACGCTCCGAGATGGACTTCTAAGGACTATAGAGTGGTATAAAACGTGTACGCCTTCGTATTGGAGACAGTCTGAACGTACTGCACTTGTATGGGGTAGTCGTGGTTGGATCGGAGGAATGTTTAAGGAGATTCTACTCCAAAAGGGCTGGACGGTGATTGATGCGCAGTCGAGAGCCGACGACCGTGATGCAGTGATGAAGGAGGCTCAATTACACCATCCAACACATATAGTGTGTCTAATTGGGCGAACACACGGACCTGGTTATTCTACAATTGATTACCTTGAACAGTCTGGGAAATTGGTTGAAAATGTAACTGATAATCTGTACGGACCCCTCACACTTGCTGGAGTGTCACGAACGCTCAAGATCCATATGCTCTACATGGGAACAGGATGTATATTCACGTGTGAATCCCCTGTAGACTGTGTTGGCTTTGGAGAATCGGACAAGCCTAACTTTTTTGGGTCTGGGTATAGTACCATTAAGGGATTTACCGATCGCATTATGTCTGAAGAGTACGGAACAACTTGTCTGAATGTTCGTATCCGTATGCCGATTTCTTCAAAGGTCAGTCCTCGTAATTTTATCAATAAGATTGTAGGCTACCAGAACATCTGCAGTATACCAAACTCCATGACAGTTCTTGATGATGTTCTTCCTATTCTAGAAAACTGTATGACCAACCGAACGGTTGGAACACTTAACGCTGTAAATCCGGGAGTTATTGAGCATTCAACTATTCTTACATGGTACAAGGAGTTGCAGGATCCTTCACACGAATGGACAGAGATTTCAACGGATGAACTCCTGAAAACGTGCGTAGTTGGCCAACGTAGCAATAATCGTCTCGATACAACGCGTATTCAAACGCTGTATCCAAACATCCCCGATATTAAATCATCGGTGCGTACGATTCTAGAGACGCACTCACTCCGCTGATAGAGAGTCTAGATGGGACTCCTTTGAATACCATCCATTGGAACCATTGTGAACGTCGATAATACACTTGAAGACGTACTCGTACTTCTTTCCTACCTCGAACATGTCGTACAACTTGACGGCACGTTCGTGGATATACTTGCGATCAAACTTACCGTCTACGGCCATTTGCACTCCGACCACATAGTCCTGTAGAGTATGACACCGAATCCCAGTCTTGAGATTCTCCACCGTCTCCGTCTGTGCACCATAGTCCTGTGTCAATACGGGAGTCCCACACAACTGCGCTTCTACCGCAACCCCGCAAAAAGGTTCAATGAACATAGTGGGGGCTAAGAGGGCGCAAAGCGATCCTAGATACTCTCCCCGCTCCTTGCCCGAGATGGGGGGCTTGTACACAATATTCGGGTATTTCAGAAACTTATCTGGGTTTCCCTGTCCACACAGAACGAACTGGATATGTGGCAGACGCGAAGCAACTTCCATCACAATATGACATCCCTTGCCGTCATAGATACGACCAAAGAATCCGACTGTATTCATTTTTGGAGTCAGAGACAGAGGCCAGTGACGAGCATCAAAGTAGTTCGGGACCACAAACCAGTAATTCTGTCCCCATTTCCCTGATTTGGCAAGTTCGTGGTGGAGCCACGCATAGCTCTCAAAGATGCGATAATTGCGCGTGGAGTCGTTGTACCCGATCCCGCTCTCGCAAACCACCATGTTCAGATCCTTGAGCGCCCGATCGTGAGAAATTCCGAAGGGGACACATACAATATCCGTCATGGGGGAACGGTAGTTTGCCTGTAGAATGGGGCGTAGACGGTCGTTGAACTCAATATAGAGAGGAGTCGACCAGTTCCCCAGATCGCCAATGAACGATGTGTGATCGGCCAGATGCTTAACGGCATCATCATGCGAAATCTCAGGGTGAAGAAACTTGTAGGACTGAACCCGAAAGAAATCCCACTCGTCTCGTGTCATCAGCTGAATATCCCGCGTGGCGCCGGTAGTTGATCCCTCAATTCCGTAATGATAGACTTCAAACCCGCGCGACATCATCATCTCGGGGAATCGCAGAACCTTGCCGGTATAGGCGCAATGGCTAAAATCGTCATTGGTGACTGTATGAGGTAGCGCCAGAATATGGAGACGGATCGGAGTCGCCATTTAAATAGTAACGTTCGTGGATACGTAAATGGAGGGGGCAGGTATTTCCTTTATTGTCCGAATACGCAATGAGGAAGCCACGCTTGCTCGATCGATTCGTTCCCTTGTATTTGTCACCGTTCCTCACGAAATTGTTCTTATTCTTCATCGGTGCACCGATAAGAGTGCAGACATTGCCGCCTCTCTTGCACAAGAGAATCCGCATGTACGTATCTTGACTTACGAACACGCTATCTCAAGAGCAGGCTACGAAACACTGGTGACCGACAAGGATTCAGATCATAGTTTTATTCAGTATTCCAATTGGTGTGCCGAGCAGGCCCGGTATGCCTGGATCTTTCGGTGGGATGCTGATTTTGTGATGATGCCTGCACTCTTGGGTTTCATCAATAAACAGGGGTGGATTCCTCAAAATCTGCGTATCGGTATTACCGCAAAAAATGGGACGCACGAGAATCAAGAATACTACCTATACCAATCCTCTACGCGAAACAAAAAACATATTTTCTGGGAAGTTGGAGAGTTTTCAAGCGATGTTCCTGTATTACATTTACAGCGCGAATTCTACGTTATCCACCTCTCCGAGCTCTCCGACCTAAAACCCTACTGGAAAGAGCCTGCATGGTTTGAGAGCGATGAATCGCCCGAAGCTCTCGTCGTACAAGAGCGGTACAAAAAGCTAGTGGACGAGTTTGGGCCGGAACCGCTAGGTATGGCAAGAGCATCCAACCCAGAATGCGACAGTGTATTTATGGCAATTGCATCTGCTCGGAACTGCGCGGGACCAGAGTACGTAAACTTCTTTGCGTAAAACGGATTAGGGAAATGGCGGTGGATAGAGGGTAAGTAAGCAAGTTAAATGAAGCCCCGTTTCTCAGCATCTGACGTCGCATCCCTGCTCGGCCGCAATCCATACCGTACGAAGAATGAGACTCTTCTGAAGGTTTTGACGGGTATGCCCAAGTACAAATCGGCAATTCTAGGACTGAAGGATACGATGGGAGTCAAGAATGACCGCGAGATTGTCGCCGAAGCGTCTCCGTCTGCCCTCAAGGCTATGTGGAAGTCTGTCGATCAGGCAGTGGGGGCTACATCGGATGCGCAAGTGGAACATGCGATTAACGCCTTCAAGCAGGAACATGTTCGTCAGGTCGTTCAGGAGACACTGGAGGGAAAGCGCGCACCTACGTGTGCTGCACTTCAGGACGTAGTGGCACGCGTTATTGCGGGGCAGACGACCGTTGAGAACGAGCTCCTCACCCTGTGTGTCGTACCCGAAGTGAAAATGGCGATCGAGAGCACGCAGGAGCATCAGGTTCTAGCATCCGAGATCCAGAAGAGGCGCGGAACCAAGCTGGAGGATAAGGCCGAGAATGATCATGCGGCGGCTACGGGGATTGAAGTGACGGGCCGCAATACGTTTGTGGACTTTGAGTGCGACGATTACCGACTCATCGGGTATCTGGATGGAATGCAGGGCGAGAAGGTCGTGGAAACAAAGAACCGTAAGCGGTTCTGGACGGTTCCGCCCGCCTACGATTTCGTCCAGCTGCGGTGCTACATGTTTATGAAGGGCAAGAAGGACGGTGTTCTCTTGGAGAACTTTCCTGGTCGCGGTCCTCGCACCACCGAAGTTCCGTGGAACGACGAGCAGTGGGAGGAGATTCACGAGGGTCTGTGCGGCGTTGCACGGACGATCGCGAACATTACGGAAGAGGACGCCCACGATCTGGCACGAACGGTATTCTCCACAATGAAGCCGTAAATTCTTCACAAACAAGATATAATGGGAAATATTCCGTCGGGAACAACGTTTACAGTCAGCGGTCCTGCCGCGTCGACTGCTTCGACCACCACGACAACGTCGTCTCCCAACCCGACAGGCTCGTCCTCTTCCTCAATAACCTCTTCGACCCCTG